TTTTTTCTCCAACTCCAATGACCATTTAGATCATCATCAGTCAAAAAAGTACCATATTTTTCTATACGTCTCTTTGCTGATTCGGACAGATTAATCTTAATATTTTTAGGGAGACTAACAAGTTTTGTATCGACCATTCCAAAATCTTTGATTTCCATACTTAAAATGCACCCTAACAATTTGTTAGTTAATTCATTAATAGTCCTGTTAGGGCGACTTTTTTAGGGGCTATTAAGATTGTAGGATAATTTACGTTTCAGCTGCACTTAATAAAACATTCTTATCTCTGGGTGAAAAGTTTGCAAACTATCTTTTTTTACTTCTTCCCAAATTATTTTATTATCAAATTCACATGGAACGTACACTTGTTTACAGTATAATTGAATTCCTGTTATTCTAAGTTCAGAAATTACATCTTCCATTTCTTCATCACTCATATTGTTTGCAGCTCTTATATTCTTGCTTATAAAGTTAGCGACTTGCAAATTGTCTGATTGTTCACAGACATAACAAAGTTTTTTTTTATCCGCGCAAGAAAAAAGTAGTAAGCACAGCAGAGTATAAAGTGTATAGCGAGTAAGTTTTTTAATTCTATTCATTTTCTTTTTATTTTAGCTGTTTACACTTCAAGTGTGTAGTTAAGTTTTTTAGCTTTTTTACGTTTTTTAGATTTTTTTAAAATTCTATCAACTTCTTGTTTTGTTATAAGTTTCCAAACTTCTACGCAATATCCAAACGTGCATTTAACGTTTTTGTTAATTACATAATTGCCTTTTTTAGTCAATCTAATTTCAGTAGGTTTTATATATGAAAATACCGATTCATTCTTTTCTGTATGAATCAGCTTAGTTTCGTCCATTTCAAACCAAATTCTGTCAACATTAAAAATTTCGTCACCGAAATATCTATACACATATACTTGCATAATAATTTTGCACCCTAACAATTTGTTAGTTAATTCATAAATAGTCCTGTTAGGGCGACTTTTTTAGGGGCTATTAAGAAGGTTTTATTTTTTTATAAGATGGACTGCAATTGCGTATCTTTTAAGTTCTCGTAGAATCTTTTTCATTATTTTTTTAATTGTTACCATCCTACAAGAGCTTTGTAAATTTTAGAATAGGTATCTTTTTGTGCTTCTATACAGGAGCCATAAATAATGCTTCCAGACTTTTTCAATTTTTGATCTTTGTAAATATCACAAGTGATTCCTTTTTTGGAGGAAATAAACTCCACCTCATAGCCTCTTTCTTCGCAGAAGTTTGTCATGGTAACAAAGTCAGGCAGTCCTACGTTACTCTCTATTAATTGTTGCATTGAATCCTAATTTTTTAAGTTCTTTTATTCTATATTTTTGCAGTTCACTCACTTTAGTAAGTCTGCCTTTTACCTCGATGAATTTAACATCGTTGGGCTTTAAAGCCACCAGATCAGGTATTCCGTTCTTATTTGTTTTGATGAGCTTCAGAACATAATATCCCTCAGCTTCCAATTCTTTTATTAATTTCTTTTGATAGGATGCTTCGCTCATTAAAAAAGACTATTCCATTTTGTTTGTTCTTCTATCCTTTTGGTTGCAGAATTAAAATAGTCTACATCCAATTCACAAGCTGTAAGAGTAAGATTCATTTTCTCAATCTTATTTACACTATCAACTGCTATTGCTATACTTCCACTTCCTAAATGAGTATCAAGTATTTTATCTCCTTCTTTGGCATAGTTTGTAAGAAGCCATTTATATAATGCTATTGGTTTCTGTGTTGGGTGGATTCTAATCTCTTTGTTTTTCATATCTCCCTGTAACATTCCTGACCACCTAAAAGCATATTTTCTTACTGCTGATTTAAAACTTGTATATGCTAATTCACAATCTGCAAAGTCGCTGTTTCCGTTTTGTTTATCCCAAACAACCCAACTACTACTATTAGAGTTAAATATGTTTTCAATAAAATGATTTGCTCCCCAAATAATAACATTTTTACTAACTCTTTTTAATTCTTTAAAGTATTCTTTTTTAGGTGCTAAATCCCACTCTCTATGATTTTTTATACTACAATCGAATCTAGCCTTTATATTTTTTCTTCCACTTCCATAAGTGTTTTTTTTCATTCCATAAGGCGGATCTACAATCGCCAAATCAAAATAATTGTCTGAATAACGCTTCATCAGCTCCATGTTATCCTCATTCGTAATTGTTAGATACTCTCTCATAATGCTTCGTTGTAAATGATTTCTTTTCCAATACTTTCTCATAAATCTTTTGCTCCAGACCACCCTTGGAGAAGATCCAATACACATCGTTCTGCTGTCTGTCTTTAGTTGTTAGCCGATCTCTACTTTGCCAATAGCTTGTAGCACTAAAATCTATATTGAAATACACTAAGAAGTCTGCCTTTGATAGACTAATCCCCTCACGACCACTTACAATTTGTAATGCTATGTTCTTAGATGTGCTATGAAATTCATCTAAGCAAATTGTAAGCTTGTCCTCAAAGACAGACTGTAATAGTTTTAATTCTTCTTTAAATTTGTAAAAAATCCCAATTTTCTTTCCTTTAAATTTTTGTTTGATATACACTGCTTTGCTATCATCAATAATAGCAGAAGTACCATCCTCTAGTTTGATCGTGCCTGAGTATAACTGATGGACCTTCTGCATCAATTTCACAGGAGTATCTGCTAAGATGACACTTCCTTTTGCACTCTGATATACTTTGTCTTTTTCTACCTTTCTAACCAGCGCATAGGTTGTTGGCTTCATTTCCACCTCCAAAATATGTTCGTTTACTTTTGAAGTAAAACCTGCTTCTTTTTGAGAGAAGGAAATAATATGTTTTGACACTTTTTGTCTAATTAAATTCTCTTTTGCCTTGGTGTAATCATTGACATCATATCCGTTTATCTTTCTTTTGGTAACATCTACATAACTCTTTGCCCAAGCGTAAAAAGATTTCTGAGGAAAGGGAGAATACTCACTAATCCAAAACTGATGAAAGATTTGAGACCAGCTTTCAGGAGTTGGAGTTCCTGATAAGAGAATACAATACTTACTTGCTATGATTTCTTTAATTCTTTTGGTCCTCACAGATGCTTTTGGAAATGCACCTAAACAGTGTGATTCATCTACAATTACCAAATCATAATCATTTGTTGTTAGCTTATGCACCGATTCATAGTTGATGACCTTAATAGAATAGCTTGGACCAAGTAATTGATAGTCTGCTTCAATAGAAGAAATAGCTTTCTTTTTAGTCACAAACAAAACAGAAGAAATATCCATATTATTTGCAATACCTAACGAGGTTAAAGTTTTACCTGTTCTTACCTCCATCGCCAATAGGATGATGCGAAGTCTTGACAGTCTCTTTGTGCCTTCTTCTATGATATTTCTTTGATAGGTTCTAAAATGGAACATTGTATTTGTGTTACTCTTTCAATTTCTTTACAGATTGCAATTCTATTTTTTATGCTCATGTCTTGAACATTTTGACCGTAGTACTTTTCTAAATTTCTTAGATACTTTTTATTAAAGATGAAATCACCAACGGTCATAACTTAAAATGTGTTTTTTTTAACTGCACCAGTATCTAATTTCTTCTAATTTATTTTTTACGGGATTTTTCATCCAGCTATTTCTAAACCATTCAATTTTACTTTTTTTTGCAATCTCTTTAATATGGTTTGTTCTTTGTTTAATTTCGATTTCAATTCTATCAATTTCAATTCCGAGTTTTCCAAGTCTATAATCATTTTTAAATGTTTCTTCTCGCAATCTTTGTACTTCTCGTTTACCTCTTTTAATTTGATCTTCAATTGCTCTAATCTGTTCATTGTCTGTCCCTATATCTCTTAATGCTTGAAATCTATCAATCATTATTTCATGGTTTTAATGTACTTGTAAATCGTCTGTAAACTCACTCCTAACTGTTCAGCAACTTCATTTTTATTTAATTTTGGATTCGATTTGTAAAGAATTGTAAACTTTTCTCGATTGCTTTTCGCATCGTTGTTTTTTAAAACTTTCTTTATCTCTAAATTTTCAATGCTATCAATTTTTATTTTTTTAGCCATTGCGATAAAATATTTACTTAATTTTTCAGCTTTTAAAACACTGTCTTTTGATACTTTATCAAAATTATATTGAGCTAATCCAATACCATTAAAAATGTGTATTAGCATGGAGAATCTAGGTATGTATGATTTTTGTTTTGGCAACATACTTTTCATGTATTCATTCTCAGAATCTGAATTTTGACACTTAGTAATATCATTAAAGATTCTAACCCATTCTTTTTTAGCTTCATTGTCAAAGGTTAAGGTTACAGGAACGATTTTACCAAATTCATCTTTTTGAATTATTTCATATTTAATCTTTTCAAAAAAGTATATGATCGTATCATTGTACCATTGGATCGTGTTGTAATCCATTTCATTATCGTTGTAGTCTTCAACTTTTAAATCCGGATAGGACAGCAACATCCTATCCATAAAACCATTGTCTTTGTTTTCGTTGGTATAAAATGAATTAAAAATACTTGGCTGAATACCTCCTAAAATTGGTATTAAAGGATTAGCAACAAAAGAACCAGCTCTTGTCATTCTGTTAAGATTTACACTTTTACCACTCCAACTTGACAGCCAAAATTCTAAATCAGAACCAGCTTTGTATTTATTCATGTCCTTAAACCATCCTGCTAATTCATCTTTAAATACTCCAACTGCATTATCGTTCTCTTGATGTAAATCAACCAAAGCTTCCAATGTAATGTCATTGGCAATAAATTGTTTTTTAATAGGCTTAACCATGTCCGGATATTCCTCTTTTTCCTTTTTCGTTAATTTATCGTAGGCTTCCCATTTCTGGAAATCTTTGATGTAATTTGAGATTTCTTTGTTGTTCAATTTCTCCAGAGGAAATATTGTTTTTGAGATACTAGGTGTTTTACCTATCCCTGCTTTTCCTACGACTACTATCCATAAAGTTGCTATTTCTACCCATCCTTTTTTTACTTCTATCTTCATAGAATTACCAATACTCAAAGACATCAACCACATTAAGCTGCATCCCATGTAGTCAATAGACATATTTAAAGTATTAGCGCAATCTATGATGTAACTTTGTATTGGTTTAGTGAAAATATCAATAGGAAATTGCAGATCATTTTCAACAAGCAATATCTTTTCAGTAGGCTCAGTTTCTTTAAGAACTCTTCTGGATCCAAAACCTTTATTATATAAATCTAAAGTTGAAGCTGCAAAATCTCCGTTGTGATTCTTGTAAGTATAACAAGCAAAAGCAGATAAGCCTTTTTCATGCGGATAAATAGTTCCGGTTGAGTATAACATCAAAATGTCATTATCTTTAAAGATATAGCCAGAATGTGCTGACTCTGAATGATGTCTTTTAATGATGTATTTTTTATTGTGATTCGCAATTATTTTAAAATCACTACTGATAACATCCCAGACATTATTCTTATTATTAAAATCATCCCATACTTTTACATCACTATCTTTATAGATACTCTGTACTTCTTTTGGTACTACTTTTATTTCCTTTTCTGGTTCGTGATAA